GTGGGGTTGTCTGTATCATTAGTTGGTTTAGCTTTAGCTGGGCCTTTTGATGCAGATCAAGGTTAGCCACCACAAGGTCTTGCTCTTCTACAAATTTGGAATGAGCTAAAGTAGCATCATCCAAAAATATCCCCAGACCCTTTAGCCCTTCTGCATTGCCTCCTAGTCCTTTAACTATTCTCTCTGTAACATCAGCCACATCATTACCAGTAGCAGCAGCCACATCGGCGGCCCTTTTTAAAATAGCTACATTGTCTTTTACGCTTATGCCTAGTGCAGCACCCTCTGCTACAAGAAGTTTAACCGACTTTCTTAAAGAATTTGAGCTAACTGTAGTTGAGTCAGCCAGGCTTTTAACTACACCTTCCCACAACTGCAATGATCCAACAGTTTCTTCCCCGGCTACTTTTGCAAACCCTCTTAAAACAAACTTGAACTGTTCGGTTACTGACTGAGCCTTAGCCGCTTTTTCTTCAAACTTAGTCATTGCCCCAATTAGATCATCACCTATAGATGCAGCAAAAGCACCTATAGATGCTACCACTGTAGTTATGGCGGCTGAAAAGCTTATGAGGCTTATTGCTACCACTGTGGTCAATGTTCCAGCGAACCTGACAAAATCGTTATCGGACCCCGCCGCTGTTCTACCTAATGCAAACAATATTGGTCCTAGAATAAGTCCTGCCTCAGTTGTGCTAATTATTCCCGGTGTCAGTGACTTGGCTAAGACAGCACTGGTACTGCTGGCTTTTAAGCTAAAGGCTTGAACGTCTTTAGCCGCTTTACCAAAACCAGCCGCAAAGCCCTTCCTGATAAGCTCGGGAGACTTTGCTACTCGCTTTATGTGATCAAGGAATCCACTTAGAGTAGTACTTGACCTATCTATATTAGGCCCAAGCTCTCTAAATGTGTTGGCCAAGCCCAGCCCGGCAAAGGCCAGCCCGGATACAGCCGCCGCCTCCACAGTGGTATCCATCACCGCGAAAGCTTTTCTGGCTAGGTCTACCCTACCCGCAAGGTCTTCAAGGCTCTCACCTTTTATGCCCTCTAAGGTTTCTGCAAAGTTGTCCACTGAATCAGACGCAGCAAACATTTTTCGTGCAAAGTCTCTTTGGCCCTTTGCGAAGAGTATTGCAGCCAGGACTTTTAGAAGTGATGCAAGTCTCTTTATTCTTGCTGGGTCTGATAGAGTATTGAATATATTTATTAAGTTATTTATTGACGCAACACTACTTTGCAATACCGAATTAATACTACCAATGGTACTGCCAAATGTGGCTAAAGCCGATGCTGTCCCATTGGCAACTTTACCCATTACCCCCAGAAGCTTTATTACAGTGGCTAATGGTGCCGGTAGTAACAGAATAGCTGCCCTTGCCGTTAAAGCTCTTGTAGTAAGGGTATCAAATACTATCGAACGTATGGCCCCCAGCTTGGCGGCTACTTCATCCAAAGCCTGTGCTGTCTGCCTTAGAATTTTAAAAAGTCTTAGTTGCCCTTTTGCAAGAAGCATAAAGGAAAGAATCCTGCTTAACTTTGCTAGCCTTCCTATGATTGCTGGGTTAGTCATATCATCTAAAGCACTGATCAAAGTTCTGACTACCGTTACTTGTATTGCGATTGTTTGGGGAAGGCTACTAAGAGTTTTTTCCATAGTAGAAAATTGCTTGCTGGTAGCGTCTGCTGCCTTACCTAGTTTTAGCATTACTTTTTGTAGCGTAGTAGATTCTTTATTTATCGCCGAAAGGCTTTTGGAGGTATCTTCACCAAGGGAGCCCGTTACCCGGCTTAAACTCTTGGTTAATGTACTAACACCCCTGAAAGTTTTCTCTAAATCTTTCATGGCTTTTTCAAGCTGCTTGGTCTGCTTGTCCGTACCTCCTAACTTATCCGAAAGAAGGTCAAGACCCATTTCAGTGTTGGAGGTGTCTAGTCCCAGCTCGAATGTTAGATCTTCTGCCATTCCTACCTCTTAGGTGTAGGCTGAGAGCCCTTACCCTTTGGTTTGTCGTCACCCTTGCCAAGAACCATTTGCGCCTTTTGCGTAAAGTTCTGCATGGCATATCTAGGCGCGAACCATGCGAGTAACTTGATGAACCAACCAGGCTGATCCGCTATTCCCCCGGCTACCAGCAGAACCTTTTGCTCACAGGCTACGGTCATCAATTCAAATAAAAAAGCGGACTCTTGATCTCTTGTCACTTTACCAGGACAAAAACCATAAAGCCCGCCTCCATCTTCGATCTTAATAGGGAAGATCTGTGCATCTTCTGCGGTGAAGTCCCACCGATCTTCCCTACATCGTCTTATCTTCTGAACTGCCACCGGGCATCCTTCACAAGTGAAGTTCCTTCCGGCTTTTTGCAGCGCAGCATGGTCAGCAAATTGAAGCTCAAGTAGAGCGCTTAACTTTTTTTTGAATCTTCCTCTGTGCTTGTCTCAGCCCCAGAAGCGTTTTTACGCGCATTGTAAAGATCCATCATAACACCAGCATTGTAGAGTGAGTTGACAATTGCCCGAGCGCACTTTTTGTCGGTGTCCTGTACCCACTTTACCTTAGAGCCTTCAATATCAACCAAGGAACATCGAACTTCCTCAAGCATAAAGCTGATATTTACTTTGGGCTTATCCCCGTCTACTGAAATTTGACTGTTCATAACGCGCTTTGTATCGCGGTACTCCAGGGTCTTTAGTAGAACAAACCTTGTTGGCTCTTTACCTTCGACAAAGGTAAGCAAAGACTCGTCCAATGTTTCAAGATACTTTTCGTAGTCTTTCTCATCGGTGCCTTTAATGGCAGAGTCTTTACTTACGATAACCTTTATCGTGGTCTTGGTGTCTAAATCAAAGTCAAATGACATACTAGCCTCTTTATGGTGTTACCGTTTATTCCTATAAGAAACTTACGGTAACTTCGTCGGCTGCGTCAAGTGCTGTCTGGTATGCGTTTCCAGTAAAGCTGATCGGAATCGTTCCGGTATCAGGTACGGAAATCTCTGGGATTGAGAAAATAGCCTTAGGCACTTCGATCTGTAAGTGTCGGCCAGTCGCATCACCCAGGATGATGGTAATGTCTTCACCATCGAAAGCTTTGATCTTGTTTAAGAAGCCAGTTAGCTCCTTGTTTAAGTTCAATTCAAGGGTTACTTCTGCTGTGAAGCGGCCACCAGGAGTGAACAAACGGCCACCCAAGCCTTCTTCGCCGTAGCAGAAATCTTGAAGCTCATGGTTATTGACCATGTTGATACCTGCGGATCTAACACAATCGGTGGCACCCAGGCCAACAATGGTTAAAGAGCCCTGTAGGCCAGTCTGCGGATCATTGATAGCTACATGAGGCTCTTCAGGCTCGTAGTAGGTAAGGTAGATCGGAGTTAACGCCACAGATCCATTGGCATCAGCCAAGACTAAAGGTGTGCCGCCTGGGGCATCCAAAAGCTGAACTACATCACCTGTGACAGTACCTACATAAGCAGGTGTACCATTGGGAGTGTCAGCAGATCTAGTAACACCATCAGCTTCAACAATCATAACCATGGCATTGGTAGGGAATCTTTCCCCTTCGCCTGCTGCCACTGTAACTGTTGCGCCACCATCATTGTCGATAGTGCTTTGGCCCATGCCCACAGTCAAAGCTGTTTTAGCCATGCCTGCCCATTCGCTTTGAGCTTGCCCGTCACCGGGGAAGGAAGCGTTATTGCTTTCTACAAAGGCACCCGGCGCTTGTACTGCCCAGTGATCACCATTTTCAAACATTGAAAAGGTAACGTCGGGAGGTGTTCCGGCTGTGAATACAGGAGAGCCACCTGTAATGTCTTCTTTTCCCATCAATGACTTCCAAAGAAGCCTAACAGCTAGGTCAATTTCTGCTGTAGAAGCTGCGCCTAGAAGCGTGTCGATGTTAAAGAAGGTTGGAAGGCTCCACTCTGTAGTGGTCTTTTGCTTGATAACACTGGTGTGGTGTCTGCCTGAGCGGTGGGGAGAGCTTTCAACTGGTTGTTGGAAGTTGATCGTTCCACCGGAAAGAGTGTAAAGAAAGTCGGTTGCTGCTGGAACTGCGGCAAGGCCACGGGTTACTTCTTCTTTGAGGAAGAATTTTTGTTCCAGCGCAATCGCATCATTTGACGACGCATAAATGTCCGCAAAGTTTTTACCCATGACTAACTAGCCTCCAATAAGATATTCTTGGTTAAAGTTTAACACGCACTGACCAGCTCATCATAGAACTGCACTTCAAAATCTAGTCTTCCAATATAGTTAGGCTTCAACAAATGAAGGTCCGTAACTTCGGCCACATAGTTCAATTGAACCACCCCAGGGATTAGTAAATTGGGCTTATCCCACAGGGCTAGTTTTATCTCTCGCATCTTCTCGAATAATGCCTTTTGGTCCACTACATCAGTGGTTTGGGAGCGCATTATTAACTCTAAAGAAAGTGACCAATTGTAAAGTATTCTGCCTTGTGAGTGCTTACCTGACCTGCCATTGTCCCATAGTTGTATAGCGGGGATTTCATGGTCTTCAAAATCATCTATGGCTAACTTTACTTCGTCGAATTTTGCATAGTTTATCCCAGGTACAGCAGCAGAGATAGAAATGATTTTATCCACAATATCAGTATCAATACTCACCGGGTAGCTCTCCTTAAAAAGTCTTGGAGAATGTCACTTATCCTGCTACGGGACTTAGCCACCGCTGGCCGTAGGTAGGGCCTAGAAATGAACGTGTTACCCCGGATAACCCCTTTGGATACCCGATTCCTTCTGAGCCTTCCGCTGTCCCTGAGGCTTGCAAACATGGCCCTACGCTGCCTGTCGGTAAATGGCCCCCCAAATTCGTGCATAGCAGCGTAGGGCACCCCAAAAGATCCAACTCGAACACCTACTATTGATCCCTTTCGGAATAACTCAGTACGAATTGAGTTTAAAAGCCGCCCAGTGTCTACAATCTGGCGTCTTCGCACGTTAAATTTTGCTTCTGTCTCCACCAAAAAGCCAATCCTAAGGAGCGTTTCCCGCAGCTCTGGGGAGTCTGGCCCCAATTTGCGTAGGCGTGCCCTTATGCGCTGTTCTAGCACATAGGAAAGCCTAGAAATTGGCTGACCCCTAGCCATTATAGACCCCTGTAGCACCCTGGGGAGCCTCAAAACGGGTGTAACTCTCAATGATGTTCTTGACAAAAACGGGGTAGTCCAGGTTGTAGGTGGTATTTTCCTGGTTTTTACCCTTTTGGGCTAATCCTATACGGGCATCTTGGCGCATGTCATACAGGTAGGCCATGATCCAAAGGCAAGCATCTTGAAGATCATCGGGAACAACTGCAAAGCCCCCGTCATAGACCACCTTAATGTTGCGTAGCCCATTGGGGAAAAGACCACAGCGAGAAACCACCCCGATTCCAGCGCCACTTGGGCCAAGCTCAAGATCGTACTTACTGGCATCAAGCGGATCGCCTGAGAAATCCCCAGATCCGTCCACCCAAAGAGAAGTAGGCTTTAAGGCTGGCCATTGGTTAAGGAGAAAACTGCTGTTCCTGTGGCCACTGTGGTATTCGACAATGCCCGTTCTCTGTAACAACTTTCGACCCGTAGCCTTTTCAAGTATGCCCGTCGCTGTATTAATAAAGCGTTTTACTCGCTCATCATAATCAGTATTTGCATCGGGGATATTCAACTGATCTTTAGCCATGGCTAACGAAGTTAAAGCATACGGTGATAGAGTTACAGAAATGGCCATCTAAATTTACTCCTCAGAACTCGCTGATTTGTTTTTGTAGCTTTTTCCCGAAGCTGATTTGTCTTCAGTTTTGGGCTTGGCTTTTTCTACGATTGAAAACTTGCCTTCGGGACTCTTTCCCATAAGCTCATGGCCGTACTTGTCGTCAATCTCGGCTTCGTCGCCAACTTTAGACCACTTAACAGCCCCCTTGCCTGCCACAATCTGAACTGCGCCACTTCCAAAGTTCAATCTAAGTCTCATGTATTTATCTCCCTAGTAAAGTTACTACCGACTCTATCAAATGTTACTGAGACTTGGTAGCACTACCCATCTTGATCATAGGCTTCATTTGCCAGAAAAAATGCCCCATGACAAAGCCCATGAAGAAGGTAAATGCAGGGTACTTATGGCCCCAGGTGAAGATAGTCCAGCTCACGGTTGCCTCTGTTCCCCCCTGGGTAAAGACATAAACATCAAATACCCCAATACCTACAATGGTTAGTACCACAAAAATAGCTGTGAGCTTCTTATAGTTCATTACCATTTCTCCAATGGGCACTTGGACCCGTGAAAGGAAACTTTCTTTTTGTAGCCGCAGCCACATACTAAGCACCCCACCCAAACTTTTCCGCTTGGGTATGTTTTAGTCTTGAGCTTGGGACAAGCTTCGCAAATAGCTAGTCGAGTCTCTATAACTTCCTTGGTGGCTAGGACTCTCCCATCTTTTAAGCCGGATCTGACTGTTTCAAGTATGCTTCCGGCTTGTTGTATCAAGCTCATTTCAGCCACTTACTTTATCCACCTCTTTTTTAAGATCTTCGATGGTGCTTTTGATAACGGAGCTAACACCAGAGGGCCAAACAACTTTTAGCTCCCCATTTCCTAGATCCATATACCTGACACCCTTGTACTCTTGCATAGCTTTAGCCCTTAAAAAATTCATAGACCATTTGAACGCCAACATTAGTACCAGCTGCGTGCTTGATTATGGTTCCAAATTTGTTTGAGTTGTAGACCGGATCATAAACAACAGTTTTAGAGCCACGGCCATTCACCTGTATTTTGTCTTTGGAGTTAAAGTAGGCTAGATTCCAGCCCCCCGCAACATGAGGGACAGACCCGCCCAAGTTTTCGGGAATGTCCGGCGCTACAATTGTCCACATATAAGTATCTGCGGTTGGTGCGTCTTTGATCATTAAGATGCCACCAATAATATCCATGTCGTGGGTTGGTTGCCACGCCATTATAGTTTTAACACAATCAGAATCTAAGCGAGTTTGAAACTGTTCTTCTGTTTCTGATTCATGGCCAGTCTCTTGAAAGGTTAGCTCATCCCCCGCACTAGTGTAGAACTTTAACGTAGCATCCCCGTAGTCAGTGCCATCAGCAATAGTATTCCCATCATGCTTGCGATTGTAGAGGCTCTTGTATACCCCTGTCGTAAAGTCTAGGGAACGTGGTTCATAATGCCAGCCTGTCTTGGTGTACTTGTTTCGCTGAATTGGGGAACCATCGGTGTCGCGTGGAGAAGGGTCCGCATCTTTCAACCAGTCGATCCCGTCACTAATACCCATATCGGTTGTGCCATCGTCGGATCTTGCGACAACTGCCAAGCCTGCGCCAATATCAGCGAGTAGTTGGGCATTGGTTGACCAGCTTACCATTTCCACCGCTTGTATTTGATAGTAAGCAGCAGGAGCAATACTCTGACCAGCCCAAGTGTGGGATACAGTATCAGCGTTTTTGATAAACTTAATGGTCATTGCCTACCTCTAAAGATTCGTTTGTATCCAAAAACGGACAAACGGCTTATTCCTATTTCCAGATACAACTTTCACACCTATTTCATCGGCTGCTAGTAATGGATCGGATAGTCCCGTGACTAAAGTTCTATTCACACCATCCAACATTGTCACCGACCGGAATGGTGTGGCCGCATTTGGTGGATTGAAAAAGCCAAGGGTAAAATCCCCCGCATCATTCACGCTACCCAACGACACAGCCACATAGATACTGTTCTCTGGAATGACCAACGGCGCTTCCAAAGAATTAATACCAGGAAATATTTCAAGGTATCGCCCTGGATTTGCATTACCACCCCAGTCGGCTTGAATCGGGTAGCGGTCATTAGACACAGCGCGAGCTAGTGACTCTTCGATAGCATTCTGAACATCGGTTGATGTGAATAGTTGGGGAAGCCCCCCGAAGCCTGGGTTTCTTCCCGCTTCAAACGGAGTATCTATTGCTTCCTGAGTACGCCCAAACAACACCACGGCGCTATCCCCACGAAGCGCAGGGAACACCAGGAGCAGTAATAGAAATGCGTGCCATTGTTTCATGGTTCAAAGTTCACAATCATTTCAAAGTTAGTCGAAGCCGCAGCACCCTTGATCCAAAACTGAGTTTTATAACCCTTGATCGACCAAGCGACAAACTCCCCTTCACTGAGAGTTAGGAAAGGCCCTCCAATCGCTTCAAAGGAAACTAGGCATTGCTTAATACCCGCCTGCCCCGATGGACAACGGATCAAAGCCTCTGCAATTGGCTTACCCGCCACCGCTGGAACTGCCACAGCGGTTGTTCCTTCGGTTTGGTTGTAGTGCTTGGTTTCGCCTACAATATCTTTTTGCTCAAACTGCGCAACTCGGCCAGCCCCCAATAAAGGAGCTGACCAGAGCGCAATAATTAAAACTAAAAACTTCAAACTATCTCCTACGGGTTAGGACCAAGTGCCGCTACCCAAGCTTTTAGATCCGCAGCTTCGTCCGCTGTGGCATTGGCACCTTTAACATAAAGCTCTTGAGTGCCGGAAGCTCCTGTGGTGAACTCCATGCAATCCAACTTTTCTTTAATCGTGTAGTGTCCTGGCCCCACCTGGAACTCAGCCAAAACATTCTCAGTAGCATCATCCAAATGGACAAGCTGGAAGCAAGATTCAGACATAGCGCTAACGATAACTTCAGCGCACTTATAAAGAGTGCTCGTAGCAAGAGTAATATCGGAGTTTGTTATCTTTGTTAAAGTCACAGTTCCCGCCAAGTTTCCCGCACCAGACTTTAGGCAATCGCCTGGGTCTAGGGTAACTGGTAATTGTCCTTGGGCGTTTAGCTGCGGGAAAACAGCATCACCTGAACTGTCTTGAAAGGCTGCAACAAGTGCAGCGACTTCTCCCGCTACTGCATCCGTCCCAGCGATTACACCTACTAGCCCTGATAGTGCTCCACCAGTAGCCGCCTTCATAATCCTAAACAATGAATTTTTACCTGCCATTACCTACCCCTAAATGAAATCGTTAGCATGAACAAATCCGTAAACAGTAGAGGTAGGATTATCTTCGTTTGCTGTGAAGAACAATTTTACCTCTGACCCTGGGGCTATCGGTATGGCCGGATCAAACTTAAATGGAACTGTAATATTTGAGGGACTTGTCCCAAATATCGCTAGGGTAGCACCGCCTGTTATCTTTAATTCAAAGATACCTTCAGCGCACGCTGTTCCCACTACTTGCCTAATCTTTCTAGTAGTCCCTGCGGGAACAGTGAAAGCCAATACTTCGGCCTGGGTTTCGGCTACTGCGCTTACAGATCCATCATCATGGAAGGGTGCCCCCGCTTCAATAACAGGCAAAGCCCCGTCTGTAATTATTGAATCTATGTCGGTGTATTCTGTGGGAGTCGCGTAAACACCATAAGTCATGCCGCCCACGGTTAACGTAGCTGTGACGTAGGGCTTATGATGGATTCTAGTTACTAGGAAAGTTTTTGTTAAACCTACATCGGCTGCGGTAAACGTATGAATAGCAGAGATTGCTTGCGCTTCACCGGTTTCGTTAAAGCCTGAGGTTGTTTGAAATAGTTGAACATCAAGAGAAGCACCCGCATCGGATGCTTCTATGTAGACAGACACCAGAAGAGTAGTGCCATGTATTGATAAATTTCTACGATCTGTGCCAATAGCGCGAGTTAGTCTAGGAAGAACTGCGCAGGTATCGTAAAGGTTCAATTTTGCAATCGGCAATACCAACTCAGCTCCTAAAAACAAAAGGGGTGGCAGTAACTTACTACCACCCCTTAGCTTGGTTAACTCAAAGAGCTATTAGACACCGATGTTATAGCCGAGCTGTACGGAAGCTTCGGATGCGCTTTGCGCGTGGCCTTTGAAGTCGCCTCTCCACCAGGAAGCTACTAACCAACGATCCCCGGGGGGTGTTGGATCTGTAACTGCACGAACACGAATTGGGCGTCGAACACCCCACATGAATCGAGAGCGATTGTAGAGGTAACAAACCGAACGAATGTCTGCTGCTGGGACTGCTGTGTGGACGCCGGTAGTGTTGGTGTCATCACGAACAAACTCAGACTTGATGATAGGAATACCATCGAGAGCCGCTAAAGCACCACGAAGGATTGTGGCTTGTGGTCCGAACTTCTCAACAGTAGTAACTTCTGGAAGAGAAAGCATTTGGTTGTAGACTCTTGGGCTTACTGTCCAAGTCAACAGACTTTCGTTAACACCGAACTTGCCCATTTGCTCACGCATCTTGCGAAGTCCAGTAAGAATAACTGCGGCATCCCCATGATCGTGAGTAGCTGCGCCTGCGCTTTCAAGAGCAAGCTTACGCAAGCCTTTCCATGCAGTACGAGCATCAACCACACCAGTAATATCAAGGTCCATGTGTGGCCCAGTGGTATCACCGTTAAGGATAGCGTTTTCAAATGCGCGAAGTTGCGCTTCGGTAACTTCTTGACGAACCAAACCAAGAATCGCAGGTGCGGAGTCTTCGTTAAGTTCTTCCGGCAAGCACATGAACTCAACAAGCTTCTCAGCTTCAAGAGTAATTTTGCCAGTTCCAAAGTTATTGGATGCAAGGTTATCGGCTGGGTCACAAGACTGAACTTGACGACGAGCCTGGGTAACTCCGTTTTGAATGGGAACATCGAAAGGACTTGAAGGCATTGGTACTTGTCGGAATTGCTCCAACACCAAGCGCTCAAGCTCGAACTCTTCAATGAAAGTAGAAGAAACAATAGTGGGCACCCACTCTGCACCTTCGCCAACAACACCAGTGCCGAAAGCTTTAAGCTTAGGGGCTAGCACATGCTTACCGTAGTAAGAATCACCAATGCTTTTGACAGCAGCAGCATTGAAGTTGTCACCGCCTACAGGTCCACGATCCAATTGATCACCATGAACAACTTGCGCAACCATACGGGCTACGTCGATAGACTTCTTGAGATTTTGCACTAAGAATTTCAGTTCTAGTGGAACGTGCTTGTACTCTGGGGCACAAGTGTTGATCTGAAGCAGGTGCTTAACATGCCCTACGCCGAAGTAACGAAGACAGCGAATTTCATCACTGTTTTGCGTTCCTGCGGACCCAGGTACTTGTTGACCTACTGCTGCGATTGCTGCGGCTTGTGCAGATTCCCAGCTCTTTTGCTTCTCTTCCGCAAGTTGGATGCGTTTTTCCAGCGCGGCATTTTTCTTTTCCATTTCTTCCAGGTTCATGGCCGGAAGCCTCCTTATGGTTGGTTAAACTAAACGGAAGACACTAGTTGAGCTTTGCAGCTCGTTCCTCCAAAGATTTGAGCTTCGCTATTGCAGACGCAAGGCGCTTCTCTTTCTCTTCTTCGGCGGTATTCTTAGCGCTATCATTCTCATCGGGCCTTTCTTCGTCATCACTTGCGGGAGCTGCGCGTAGGTTCCCTTCAAGTAGGTTAAATAATTTTTGAAACTCGGAGATTAGTCCTCCAAGTAAAACATTGGTTTGCTTCGCTTGCAAGAGGTGCGGGTTTTCGTCCACATCCTTTGCCATGTCCATGGCTACCGTTTCGGTAGGCTCACCCTCTACCTGTGCTTGCTTCACAAGCTTAACATCGGTCCATTCGCCGGATTCTTTAAATGCTTCCACAGCTTCAAAGCATTTCTCAAAGACCATGGCTTTAACATCATCGGGAAGCTGGCACTTTTCACCGTCTTCGCCACACTGGGCAATTGCTGCTGCTACGGCTGCGTCTTGCTCCATACCATCGGCGATAAGTCCGGGTATCTTGCCATTGACGCAATCTTGAAAGTCCTTCAATGCTTTTTCATCATCGTCGGTCTTATCGTCGTCCGGGTTGTCGATGTTATCTACTAGATCCGGGTCGGACTCTTCTTCGTCTTCGTCGTTGGCCTTGTCATCGTCTTTGTCTTCACAAGGATTACCCAGGCGGTGCCACTCAGCATGAAGGGCTTCCATTACTTCCTTCTCGTCTGCACCATCCGCAATCTTTTCCAGGGCTTCTTTGAGTAGCTCCGAAGAACTTTTTTCGGTTGTCTCTTCTTCATCGTCCTTTGGAGCCAAGTCTTCAGCCTTTAGGCCAGTCTCGTCGGTAATCTTTTCAAGAACCTTTTCAGAGAACTCTACTTGACCAACAAACATACTTTTGACTTCGGACAGTTTTATCTTTAAGGCCCTAGATATATCGAGCATGAACTTCAAGCGATCTGCTGTAGTCATGCCATGCTCGGTGATAACTTCATGGACTCGAAGTGGTTGTTTGTTTTGGATAGACTTCAAGTAGGCAAGCTTTAGATCCGTGATGCCCGTCTTACTTTTGGCGTAGCTCTTGAGGGACTTCTCAGTTAATTGAAAAACACTGTCCTGGTTCATTGGAACGCCGACAACGGATACTTCAAATAGCTCTGCCTTGGTGATCTTGGCTATGGTGTCTCCACCCTCCATTTTCTCATCCACAATTTCCTTTGGCTCGAAGCCCACAGAAAAAGCTCGAAGCATCCCTTCGCTAATCAAGTCACGCACTAATTTAATATCAGGATGATCGGAACTAGAAATCTTTGCGCGAATCTTTAGGCCAGCATCGGTTGGCTGTACTGCTGTTGCAATACCAATTGGTATGCCTCCCATCTTGTCAAAGCCATGGTTCAACAAAATAACCGGATTCTTTTTGAAGTTGTCCAGCTCCCAGGCGTCTGTTGCTATGATCTCTCGGCCACGGTCAACAGTGTTCGCATTAGCCAAGCCTTCAATGTAGATCTCTGTTCCCTTAGCCTTGGTGCTAAAGTTTTCTGAGCACTCCACCTTCTTTAGATTCTGCTGAGAACGCTTAACTTTTAGTGCCTTCTTTTTCATAGTACAAGATCCTCATTAGGTGGAATTAGTACGAGCGTGCATCGGCAATTGATTACTTCAGCCGCTTCATTTGATTGGGTATCTCTAGGGTGTCTAAGCCCATTATCGAAAGTTTCATCTACCGCGATTACATCACCATCTAAACCTTCGTGCGAGTCTCTTACCCGATTGTCTCCCGCAGTAAGCCAGCCCTTCTTTAGTCCAGGTATAACTTCGGCTGCATTGGCAACGGCTGCGGCTTGCCCAATGGATACTGCTGTAAGTGTCTCGGTGCGAGCAATAGTTTCCGCACGCTTGAGAAGGTTGGCAACATCACCCAATGATGCGGCCACTCGGCTGATAGTCTTGCCGATTGGGTCATTGTCGGCCACGGACTTTTGAATCTCTCGCATGATACGCTCGGTATGAGTCTTGCTGATCTGAGCAAATGAATCGAGCCCCCTAGATGCTAGAGTTAAGCGCCTGCTTTCGGCATCCCTTGCGCGTAGTGCTTCAATTTCTGTTAGTGCTGGATTGTTAAATACTAACTCAAGTTGCTGATCGTAGCCAAGATCGACGCTACTGGAAAGTGTTCGGGTTGTTCCCACAATCCAATCTTCTTCAAACTGATCTTCGATAGCTCGCTTTAACCTGCGCTCTATTTCCCGATTGCTCGGTAGATCTGCCTTGCGTGATCCCACGGTTATTTTGTTACCGCGATCATCTAGCAAAGTCATCTTAGTTTCAGGCTCTTGGGAACTCTCTTCGAGAATGTCTAACGCGAGAGAAGTAATACCAGTCAGTAAATCAATTGTTCTATCGGCCATGAGGCTGATCTTGTTTGCTGCATCTTCGTCCAATTGCTTCACAACAGTCTTGCGCCACATATCAAAACGCCCAGTGTCAAACTTTGCTTTCGCTGGTAGCGCTAGTGTTTGGTCCTGGGCTTGTTGTGGTGCTGGGGCTGCTGCGAATGGGGATTGGTTTTGGCTTACTAATACGAAGGGCTTAATTGCATCGTCTGCATCGTATTCGGGTTGGTCCCAAACTTGTACTCTAACTTCATTAACCGAGAGCCCCGCCGCAAGCATTGCTTTGGCTGTCTCGGCTTTCTTGAGCATGTCATCTTTAAGCGCCGGAACATCAGATAGGTCAAACTCAAAGAAATACTCTCCCCCAAGTTCCTTAGCAAAGAACTTGTTCATTGCCCCTTCGATGCGCTTGGCAATCGGTATTAGGGTAGACTCCCAGAAGTTTCTTAGAGCTATCTTGTGCTCTTCGCTCCCCAGGCTCCCGGCTTCCTGCAAAGACAATTCATGCTTGGGAACTTTAAGAAGGCCCATCATTGTTTCACGGTTGAGCCCGATCATTTCAATGAGCTTCTGATCTGCAAGGGTATGGGTTAGCGCTTCTGCCTTAACTCCTTTGGGGAGTATCAAGGTACGGCGCATGTTTCGTCTTCCGGTGTAGGCTGTTTCAAATGCGCGAAGCTGTCTGATCGCTACGTCTTCATTTACTTGACGATCCATTGACAAGGCTAGCCCAGGCAATGCTTGCTTCAAGTAGAAAGAATTTATGTAGTCGGTGCTATAGCGATTGAAGAGAGTGGACTTGCCACCGGGTACGAAAGGTGAAAGTCCCCAAAGAAGGCTGTTGGGGTTTGGTCTTCTAACATGAATAACGTCTTTTGCATCGAGAGCCATTAGCACTTGCTTCGCATTTGCAAAGCCGCTGTCATCGGAGCCACTGGTTAACTGGTACTTGTCCAGTTCCCGCTTCGCATTAAAAGTAATATTCACATTGTCTGCTGGTAGAGTTATCAGGTGGCCGTTTCTAGGGGCGTGCCAAATGATCTGATTGCCCATGAGAACGTCTTCGACAATCGTGTTATACATCCAAGCGGTATAATCCTGCCACGGGTTAGGTTGTTCGATTAGTTCATTGAGTGGATGCTCTGGGGCTGGCTCGCTCGACTCTTTACCATCCACCATCTTGCGGCGTTTAATTACTAGCGGCTGGCTGCTAAGTTTGTTGGCGCACAGATCGACAATAATGAAAACCCAATCTTCGGTGTAGAACAACGACTTTAGAATCTGGTTGTTCATTGCAGCAGGTATTTCTTCCTGCCACTTACCATCACCGCCACGCTCACCTGAGAAGTCTTCACCAAACCCCTTCGATGCCATATCATCGAGAGTCTTAGCCAGAATTACTTGGTCTTGCAAGCGGATCTGTTTAGCCATCTATAAGCTACCTAAGATTAAAGAGGTGTGTTGCTGGGTTGTCGTCGTCTTCTTCGATAATGTCATTGTACCATGATTGCACATTCTGTTTCTGCTTCTTCGGCAAGTCCTCAAGAAAATCAAGTTCAAAGCTGGCCCCGTAATCTTGTAGCCCATGTTGAGCCATCATTAGCATAGAAACAATATCATCATGTTGCCCACTTGGGGCAGTATACCTAAAGTTGCCCAGCTCGTTGGTAGTTACTTCATAACTCTCAAGCTCTTTGAGCATTTCCGGCCAATTAGGTAATCCCAATTCTTTCTTCTGAAAGGCTACCATAAGTTCATTCACCATGTGAGCTTTTGATTTAGCCGTGAACGTAATCCCCTCAAATGCAAAGGGCAGTTGTCCTAGCATGTCGTCTAAAGCTTCCCCTACTCCAGTCTTGTCATGGTAAATGATCCGCACATTCTTAAACTTTTTACCAAAATTATAAAGCTCTTTTAATTGCTGGACGTAGCCGATTCCTTGAAACCGTTGCAGCCCAACCATGCGGGGTATCCCAGGGGCATCACACTTGAAGGCCCCGAACACTGTGAAGTCTTCCTTCTTAGCCCAGTCAATCGAGATTAGTACTTCGTCTTTTTCACACTCGGGAGCCATCCAAAACTGCGCTGCGCCGTACAGGTCAAGGGCCGGGCCTTGTATACAATCCTTGAAG